ACTGCAAATGAAATGCAAAAGTATAAAGGTGCTACTATGCAGAAAAATTACAATGAAATGGCTAATCAATGTAAAAGTATATTAATGTTAACACCTCCACCTATAGAATTATTTTCATGAAGAAAAAAAAGTGTCCTAAATGCGGTAAAACTAAATGTAATTGTAAATACTAATATGGACGAAAAGAAAATTCCCTTTTGTCCTGAATGTCATAGTTACCCCTGTTCATGTGATGATAACATCTAATCCAATTATAACTACATTAGGAGGTTTAATAATCTTCTATATTGGTTTAAAAATGTTTGCTGGTGGTATAAAATCAATGGGTAATATTGAGCACCTTCAGTACTTCATGAGTAATCCATATTATATGTTTTTAGGTGGAATAATTATGACACTTTTATGGCAAAGTAGTTCACTAAGTACCGCTGCAATTGTAGGTTTAGTTGCAAGTGGTGCTCTTCCACTTCCCTCTGCAATAGCTTGCGTTCTTGGTGCAAATATAGGGACTACTGGGACTATATGGTTAGCTGCATTTCATGATGGTATTCCACAAGGAACTACTCGACACATAGCAATGGTTCACACAGGAGTTAATATGTTTATGGCATTAACTCTTCTTCCATTTATTCACCACATATCAAGATTTATATCTAAATTTTAAAATGAAACTAAGTAGTAACTTCTCATTGAAGGAACTAACTAGGTCACAGACAGCTATTCGCAACGGTATAGATAACTCTCCCAATACATCACAACTTGTATGTTTAACAGCACTTACAACTGCTGTACTACAACCCATTCGAGAAGTACATGGGAGAGTTAACATTAATTCTGCTCTGAGAGTACTGGAGTTGAATCGTAAGATCGGTAGCGGAGATTCCAGCCAGCATATTTTGGGAAAAGCAGCAGACCTAGAATGTCCCTCAATTGACAACCTTCAACTAGCTAAATGGATTGAGCAGAATCTTAATTTTGACCAAGTTATTTTGGAGTTCTACGAGCAGGGAGAACCGACAAGTGGATGGATTCACGTTAGCTATAACAATGAAGGAGAGAACCGTGGCAGAGTACTTACTGCTTCACGGGTAGACGGTAAAACACAATACACTGAAGGAATACATGAGTGATCCCTTAAAACAGCTACATGATGAAGTAGCACAAGAACTTTTAACTCGCATTAGGAGTGGTGATGCAAAACCAGCAGACCTAGCTGTTGCAGTGAAGTTCCTTAAAGACAATGAAATCACAGCAATACCTGTAAGTAATAATCCTTTAGAACAACTAATGACTAATATGCCTTTTCCAACTCAACTTGAACTTGAAAATGCAAAGCACGAAACCAGAGGAAACTGAGCAGATGAAACAAGAATCACAGAAGCAACGTGAACAACGTGTAGGTTATCAGAACTCAATGGGAATACGTGGTATGGAATACGACAGGTTTAAAGTTAGTGAAGAAGAAGAGAAACAACGAGGTGGAATGTGAAAATGAATTGCTGGCATTGTGGTACAGAACTTATCTGGGGTGGAGATCATGATCTTGAGGAAGAGAATGAAAACTACTCCATTGTTAGTAATTTATCATGTCCTAAATGTAAAAGTTATGTAGAAGTCTACTATCCTAAAAATGAAGGAGAACAGTAATGAACCAACTGGGAGACTTCAGGAACTACCTTTATCTATGCTGGAAACACCTGAATCTTCCAGATCCTACACCAGTACAGTACGACATAGCTGAATATCTTCAAAACTCACCAAAACGTGCAGTCGTTGAAGCATTCAGAGGAGTGGGTAAATCCTATATTACCAGTGCTTATGTCACATGGAGATTGTTAAAAGATCCTGAAGCAAAAGTGCTGGTGGTATCAGCAAGTAAGATTCGAGCAGATGACTTCTCTACATTTACCCAGAGATTGATCTCAGAACTGCCTGTGCTGCATCATTTACGATCACGTGAGGGACAGAGGCAGTCAAAAGTTTCGTTTGATGTTGGCCCTTCTAAGGCTTCTCACAGCCCATCTGTAAAAAGTGTAGGAATCACAGGTCAACTTTCAGGGTCCAGAGCAGACCTTATTGTAGCAGACGATGTGGAAGTACCTAATAACAGTATGACTCAGACCATGAGAGACAAGCTGAGTGAGGCTGTTAAGGAGTTTGATGCTGTACTCAAACCAGATGGAACTATAGTGTACCTGGGAACACCTCAAACTGAAATGTCACTGTACGAAACACTTCCAGATAGAGGGTACGAGACACGGATCTGGCCTAGTAGATACCCTACACATCAGCAACTACTCAGATACAATAATCGTCTATCACCCTTTATTCAGGAAAACTTAGATAAGTATAAAAAGGAAGGTGATCCTACAGACCCTCTGAGGTTTGATGACGAGGATCTCCTTGAAAGAGAATTGTCTTATGGTAGGTCAGGGTTCAATTTACAGTTTCAGTTAGACACAAGCCTTTCTGATGCAGATAGATACCCATTGAAACTGAGTGACCTTATTATAATGTCTTGTGATGATTCAACTGCTCCAGAAAAGCCAGTGTGGAGTAGAGACAGCAATAATAAAATTACAGACCTTCCGAATGTAGGACTTCCTGGGGATGGATATTACAAGCCTGAGACTAAGTTAGGGGATTGGTTAAAATACACTGGAAGTGTGATGGCTGTTGACCCAAGTGGAAGAGGAAGGGATGAATGCGGTTATGCTGTAGTCAAAATGCTGAATGGATACCTCTATGTCACAGAATGCGGTGGGATACAAGGCGGATATAATGAAGAAAACCTGAGAGCATTGTCGGTTATAGCCAAACGTAATGCTGTCAATATGATAGTGATTGAAAGTAACTTTGGAGATGGGATGTTCATGGAACTGTGGAAACCAGTGTTATTGAAAATCTATCAAGTGACAATGGAGGAGATACGTTCTAATGTACAGAAAGAAAGACGTATATGTGACACAATTGAACCTGTGATGAATTCTCATAGGTTGGTGATTGATCCTAAAGTTATTGAAAATGACTATAAGACTGTGCAACATTATCCAAGTGAATCACAGTCCAAGTACATGCTGATGCATCAGATGACCAGGATCACACGTGACAAAGGTGCTCTGACTCAAGATGATAGGCTTGATGCACTTGCAATGGCTGTCAAATACTGGGTTGACCAGATGGCTGCTGATGCAGACATAGAGATAAGGGATAGAAGGGATGAATTGTTCGATCTGGAGTTAGAGAAGTTTGTGAATGGTATAATGGGTACAGAATACGTTGAAAATAAACAGCCTACGTGGTTTTAGTGTAGGAAAGGGCCATTATTAAGTAGGGCTAGGTTAAACTTACTTATAGCTATAAGATAAGGGATAGAAGAGAAGTGAAGTAAAGGGTAGTATAACTATATTAAAAGTAGTGACTCCCTGGTTAGGTGCTAGATGCAGTGTTTCCAATGGTCTAGATGTATAACCCATATGGAAGTACACACTTGACCTAGAATATTTAAAGAAAAAATAAGAGGTGGTATAACGATGTTGGTGTCGGAGGGTTTCCCCGTCTTCATTTTTTTTAATTTTCGCCCATTTTCGGCCCTTTTTCGCTGTATGTCACTGATATTGTTGATGATTCAGTAGATTTGGGATCTATTTTCGCTGTTTTCAGTGTGTTTGCAAAGTATTAACCTGCGTGGATCCTTATAGCGTTTTTTTGTGCTTCATCTATGCATTTTTTTTCTTTGGATTTGTTCTTTTATTTCAATGACTTAGCTCTAAACCACTGATTTCATTGATAATCTTTTTTCTTGACCGATATTTCTACATGTGAGACGATCTTCACAGTTCAATTGATTGATTCATTTTGATTCATTCAAAAATAACTCTTGACAAATTAAATCAGATATGAGACGATATTAAACATGAGACGAAAGCACACCACGCTACCTGTCGATTCAGGACTGAGTGAGAAAGTCTCATATTAATATAGTATCAACTCAAGATGATTTATAAGTCTTGATAACAGTAAAACACAGTAAAAGGTAAAAATGTATTCAGAAGACATGCAAGCATTATTATGGAATAAAGTCCTATTAATGGACGTTATTTTTAAGATAAAGCAAAAAAAGTCTTGACAATATAAACTCATACATGAGATAATGTTATACATGATGAGTTAAAACAACTAAAACGGAGCGTTATGGAAGCTACTCAATATGTAGTGCTTCCTGTACCAAGCTCAAAAGTCGCTGTAAAGACTCAATCATTCCGTAATACGAATGTTGAGCCAGTTCAAAATGTGAAAGCATTCTTGAACCATAAGCGAACTGAAGAATGGAAAAAAGCCATTGATCGTAATGGTTCCAAGCGTTCTTCAAAGGTACAGGAAAAGAAGATAAGATCCATTCGCAAAAGGAATGGTGAAAAGATAATCATATCTACAATGACAGTAGAAAAAGATGTATCCGTTCCAAAGTGGGAACGTGAAGGATATGATTCATATAATGATTATATTAGGTGTCGAGTACATCGTGGATCATATAAGTCTTGACATATTACATCACATGTGAGATAATCTTCTCATAGTGATAAAGATAAGCACTGTGATGACAGTGGGTGCTTAGCTACGAGAACATCCGTTAATTATGTTCCGTTGATAGTGAGTACCAAAGCACTACTAGGGTTATCAATAGGAGTAGTGACTGATTAAATTCCGTTTGGATAGGATGTGAATCCTGCTAGTCATCATAGTGCTTTACTAACATTCAAATCGAAAGGTAACTATGAACCTAGAAAAGCTAGTAGGCTTTGAAGTAACTCTAAGCAAACTTAGAATGGAAATTAGATCTGATTCAGCAGCTTATGGTAGTGATGAATTAAGATATGTCACTAGAAGACTAGAAGATGGATTAGACAAACTTAATGAAGTTATAGGTAAAGAGTTTGTAAAAAATAGACACAAAATCGAATTCTAATGAAAATGGATACAGGACTGACATGAAACTAGAATATAATGAAGATTGGCAAACTAAAGCACGTGGTTCTAATGAGGATGAATATGATATTTATCGGGCCTGTGCAGATGATGGTAAAGGTAATGATTTCACAACTGGTAAACCGTTAAAAACCTATGAGGAATGGTTAAATGGATGATTACACAGATAACTATTATGACCTTAGTTCAATTGAAGTTAAATTGATTCAAGGTGATATTAGAAGAAACCATGAAAAGCTATTAAAAGAGATAAAAAGAAATAGAGGAATGGGTAGTGGTCATTATCAACGAAAACCAAGAAACGGAAATAGATTTGTGAGGTTTTATGAAGACTCGGATACACGTTAATCAGCATCATGTAAAGCATAATAAAAAGCATGGCACTGATTTACCACCAATCACAGTGAAAAGTTATAAAAAGAACATAAAGTGTTCTGAAGTAGCTTTCACATGTGGAAGGGTTATTTATCAACCCGATAAACCTCTATCTTGTGGTGCTACATTATGGATAGAAACTGAACAACCTGTAACTATATTAAGATGATGCAAATAGTTTCAACTGAATATAAAGGTGACCTGACTTTTCTTTTTGAACCAAGAGAAAAAGGTTGGAAAAGAACGCTACATTATCCTATTAATGATCGTGCTCAAGCACTTTGTTCATTACTAAAAGTAGAATCACTTTCTGAAGAGAAAGCACAGTTTATTCATAAGCATTTGTTCCCATTACAATTTAAAACTGAGGAGAAATGGTATGAAACAGCATAAACTAACACCTGGAATGGCACTTAGATATTGTAATACTCAAGATGCCTATGTGACACAATTAGGACTCTTAAATGAGTATGTAACTGAACCAGATAATAAGGACAAGTGTGATTCTATAATGAAGCTCTTAGATCAAATGAAGCACACTCAAAGTTTAATAAAACTATGGGAAAATCGAATAGAACAAAAGGCATAAAAAACAGAGGTTCAATGGTTCATGAAGATAAGAAAAAGAAAGTAGAACTAGATTGGTCTTACGATTACTTAGAACAATATAAAATAAAGGAGGAACATGATGATCCTCGTAATGGTATTCCTAGCGATGCTGTTTAGCATTACTCTTGGGATGGCATACATCTTTTTGAACTACCATGTAAAGGTAGAACTAACACAGAAAGATTGTATGTGGTGTGGTAAAATTGATAACCCTAACATTGACGTTGAGGAATGTATAGAAAACACAATCCCCAGTGCCGTGAGATAATGCAGGGATCGGTTGATGGTATGATGCAGGGATATGCTTTAGTTTCTGCAAGCATACGTGAAAGAACCGATAAACTGTGTGGGATCATGGATGATTACCGTAAAAACGGTTTTCAAATGCGGTCAATACAGAAATGGGAAGGAAAAAGTAAAGGTGCTTCCTATGTCTATGAAAACCGCTATGAGTTGTATAATGAATCTATGAAACTCATTAAAAGTAAAAAGAAGAATGCTAAAGCAGACTTCGTATTGAGATGGGTACAGGTTCCAGGTTTGGGACCAGTTAAAGCCTCGTTTGTGGCTCAACTAATGGCAGGATGGGTTGGATGTATAGATGTCCACAATATCCGTAAATATATGCCTGATGAAGACCCTAAGAAGGGTACTCCTTCAAGATGGCAATGTGCAGGTAATTCAATAGAAACTCAACGTAGAAAATGCGTTGATTATATTGAGTTCTGCGAGAAGGTAGGTGGTCCAAGGGTATTGTGGGATCAATGGTGCAGTGCAAGACCCTTGGAAATGCCTAAACTCATTGATGGTGAACATTTGTCTAGTCTTCATCCTCAATGGCTAACTGCGTAGATATTCATCTACATGTAATTTTAACCTTGACATAGAAATAACTATGCAATATATTAATCAAGTAAGTGCAAATACCTCTAATGCGAGAGGAATGTTAGCTATTCTTCAAATAGCTCAACGTGGACAATGGCTCAAGTACAAGGGCCGACAAGGACGGTACATAGGTAAAGACCATACAGGATGGCATCACATTGTCTGGAAGGATAGATGTTGGGATGCGGTTGATATGGCTAAAGAGGTTCAACGTGCTTCTGTAGCATTAGTGAAAATGCTGGAGAATAACAATGGCTAAAAACCTCTGCGGTAAGACTCGTAAGGTAGAAGATCCTTATGAGATCTGGAAAGGAAGTGGTTTTGAATATAGGGTACTTAAAAAGTACCAATCAGAAGAAAAGGAAAAAGTAAATCCTTTTGCAAGATGGTTCCTTGCTACTAAATCACCATATACCTATGGCTCCTTTGAGTTAGGCGATGGGTATGTAAAGGATGTAACTTCTCATGCTAGGAGGGTTAAATGATTCATCCAGATGTAGTAACTACTCTTAAACGAATAGCACATGCATTGGAACGTATTGCTGATGACTGTGAACGTGTGAGAAAGGAGGAACAAGGGAATGAGCGAATGTAAACCTGAACCAAAATGGGGTATAGCATTTGGAACTATTCAAGATGGTTTCTCTTTTGTAGGTCCATTTGAAGACTATGATAGTAACGGTGATGACCCTGCTGAAATATTTGCAGAAACATGTAATCAATTTCACGAGGAGTACCACTATTTTCAAATATACTCACCTGATGATTTTGAAAAGGATCATTACGGTGATCTTCTCTTTAAAAAGGATAAAAATGCCTAATGTGGAATTTATCTTTGAAGGTATGGATAAGCCTGTTTCATTATCCATGATAGAAGCAGTTGATCTCGTAGATGATCCTAAAAAGATGAAGCAATTCTTAAAAACCAACATTAAGAAAGGAAAAGATGCCAGTAAGCCTAATGAAGTGGAAAAATCAGACTCGAAATGATGCCATGCCGATATCCCATAAAGGTATCAAACGTGAAATCATGTATTTTAGTGAGTCTAGAAAAGAGTGGATTAGTTTAGAAGATATGAACATAGAGCATATCAAGAATCTACTTATAAAAGTATTAGCGAAAGACTATAACGGACGGTTTCGTGTAGTTACTTCTGAAACTACTCGCAATGTAGATGAATATGCAGTCTCAGGACACGTTCAGTAGTCAATTTGCTAAATTGAATGGCGAGAGTAAAACTCGCTTAGCAGGTCACTTCTTCAATCTAATGCAGATCTTTGTAGGTCAGTCACAGGCTATTTTAGCTGACGAAGATTTGTTACCTGCTCAAACAGTCGTATTTATGCGAAAAGAGATGGAAGATTTTCTTAAAGCAACACAAGAAGTGTTGGAGTCTGAGCTTGATGAAATACAACCACATGTGATAAATTAGCAATGAAGGATTTATTCTTTTATATAATAGCAATGGCAATTTTAGGATACTTTCTTTCGTTTCAATGGACACGTGTAATTGTAGAATTGGAAAGGAGAAGTGAGTATGTTGTTCAAAATGTTCGGATACGAGATCTTTTTAACTCGTAATAAGGTTATATGTGATGATAAATTACCTTTACTTTATTATCAGAAGTGTGATAATATAATGTATGTAGGTATTTTAGGTTTAAGATTAACAATTGAAACATAGAAAGGTTGATATGAAACAGAAAAAAGTAAGACTCGAAAGAGAACATGCGAATCAAAAATTTAAAAATTGTCGAAGTGCTAGTATTGAAGGTAGTTTTTGGAAAGTCCCTGAATTAAAAGGAATATGGAAGCGAAATAGCCAACTCAGTTGGTTAGGAATTTTGGACGGGGGAGGCAAATGAGTAAAACATGGAAAATAAAAACAAAAGGTAAAGGGGAACATGATTTTGATTTTAATGTTCCTCCACCCTCTAGAGGGATTAAAAAATACCGTTATTCACACTCTGTTTGGGGTAGAAGGAGAAAGCAGGCGACAACATATAAACATCCACCACCAACTACTTAATAAAATCCAAGAGTTGTTGAGTGTGTATCCAACTAAAAAAACACTATGGCACAAAATGAAGAATTACGTAAGCTTACTAGAATCATGAATAGATTTCAAGAGCTTGACGTTGAGATGCAAATTCCTACAGTATTAATTCTGTTAGAAGCTGCAATGCAAGACCCTAAAAAACCAAAATCAGTAAAAGCATTAGGATCATTAGCAGGTCAGGCTTCTGGTTCAGCTTCTCGTAATATTATGGCATACTGTGAACGTAACCGAAATAAAAGTACAGGTCATGGGCTTCTCAAGACTGAGGAGAATCCAGAGTTCAGAGTAGAGAAATTAGTTTCGATGACTCAAAAAGGAGATCTCTTTATCAAATCTATTGTGGATATATTAAATGAGCGTTAGAAAACGAAAAGATTCCTTCAGAGCAGACTTTACTTTCAAAGGTACTAGATACCGTGAAACTTTTCCTACAGAGCATGATGCTGTTTTATGGGAGAAGGATATGATGTTTAAATTACGTAACGGTATCACTACAACTTTGAAAAAGGATGTATGGACTCTTAGTGAAGGATTTCACAAAACCTATGAGCTTGAATGGGCAGGAACACGTGGAGAAAAAACTCAACGTATTAATGGTAAACAACTTATGGAGTATTTTGGTGAAGATACACTGTTAGATGAGATTACTTCTGAAAGAGTGGGTGAGTTTATGCTTCATTGTAAGCTCAAAGGTAATAAGAGTGGAACAATTAATCGTAAGTTCTCATGTTTAAGTAAAATCATGACAACAGCAAGAACTTATAATAAGTGTAATCAAGTGCCTAGTATTTCATGGCAGGATGAACCTGAAGGTAAGATTAGATGGTTGACTTATGATGAAGAGGACAACTATTTAACTTACTTTTCAGTTAACCATGAACAGATGTGTGATTTGTTTGTTCTAGGTTTAGATACAGGTATGAGAGTAAGTGAAATGCTTTCAGTACCTATAGATGATTATATGGACGGTTTTGTTAGGATATGGGTAAACAAAGCTGACAAGCCAAGATCAGTCCCATTAACTCCTAGAGTATTGGAGATGATTGGAAGAAGACAAATGATGGACCCATATAATGAAACTCCATTTAGTTTGTCCTATTCTTGGATGAGAAGATTAATGAAACAAGCATCTAATGACTTAGGTTATCCAGATGTTAGTATTCATACATTAAGACACACTTTTGCTTCACGTTTAGTGCAAGCAGGAAGGCCAATATATAATGTACAAAAATTAATGGGTCATAAGGATCAAACCATGACTCAGAGATACTCCCATCTAGCTCCTGATTTCGGTGCAGAAGACATATCTGTACTGATACGTCCTGGGACAGATTTGGGACAGATGAGGGACAAAATGGGACAGATGGGACAGATTTTAAAAAACTCTAACTCCCTAACCCATTGATATTACTGCGGAGAGATGGCCGAGTGGTCGAAGGCGGTAGACTCGAAATCTAGCTGTATTAAACTCACATGTAGAATAGTAGCCAAGTGATTGATACTATTGAATGTGTTGTAGATATTTATCTATTCTCACTAATGAGACAACTTTTAGCCTTGGGACAGATTTGGGACAGAAAACACATAAAGACTATTTAGCTCCAACTCCACAGTTGGATGTTATTCTGCTTGCCCTTGAGCAACTTGAAAGCAGTGTCAGAGGCATACGGAACATGATTAAAACGTGGCAGGAAGATGGGTACGGTGAAAACAAAACTAAAGGTTCTAACCAAGCAGACAAAAACAGACCATTCGTATGAACTTGGAAGAAAAGCAACTAAGCCTTGAAGAAGGTATGGTTAATCATGGAATTGAGAAGTACAGAAAGCAGGTAAGAGAGCATAAAAGTAAAAGCACTGAGAGTGTATCATTACACGGAATTATGTTGATGAAACACAGTGTAGATGCTTTAGAAAAAAAGCTACAAAAGTATCTTAAAGATGCCTTCAATGGTGAAGCAGGTAAAAAGCATCACACTGCATCTTTATTAATACAAGTTGATCCTACTGTAGCTTCTTACATTGCATTAAAACTTACTGTTGATGGTATATCGTATCGTAAATCTTTTACTGCTGTAGCAGGTAAAATTGGACAGGCTATTGAGGATCAAATTAAATTTAAATTATGGGAGGACACTGATAGAAAAACCTTTCAATATTTAAAAGAAAAATTATCTAAAAGAACATCATCTAGGCATTTTAGAAGATATGGTCTTATTAGACAGTGTAAAACACTTATAGATGTTGAAAAATTAGATTTCTGGTCTGTGAAAGAACGAATACATGTTGGGTCAAAGATGTTAGACCTTCTTGTACTCTCTACTGGATTAGTAAGAATACAAGTAATGACCCATGCACGTAACAAGCGTGAACTAGCTTTAATTGCTACAGAAAAATGTATTGATTGGATTAATAAAGTAAATTCCAAAGGTGAGGTACTTAGTCCATCATTTAAGCCTATGATAGTACCACCTAAAGATTGGACTAACTTTCACAATGGAGGTTATTTATCCAGTAGACTTCCTTTTGTGAAAGTTAGGAACCGTGGAGTAATGGAAGACTTAGAGAAGTTAGATTACGGTATTGAATATGAGTGTGTAAATTCATTACAAAAAACGAAGTGGGCTATAAATAAACCTGTATACGAAGCACAGAAAATTGCCTGGAATGACTACAAAGAAATAGGATCTCTTCCTAGTAGAGAATCTATTGACATACCACCTTCACCTGTTCCTTCTGGCTTAAAGAAAAAGGACATGGACAAGGAAACATTTGAACAGTTTGTAACGTGGAAGATTACAGCATCAGAGATCTATGCGGAGAATGTTAGAAGAACAAGCAAAGTAATTCAATTTTTAAGGACTATAAAAATAGCAGATGAATATACTCAATATAAAGAATTCTATTTTCCTCATAATGCAGATTTTAGAGGGAGAAAGTACACTATACCTGCCTTCTTGACCCCACAAGGTCCAGAATACAGTAAAGCGTTGCTAACATTTGCTGAAGGTAAACCTATAGAAACTGAGGAACAAGAGGATTGGCTTGCTATACACGGAGCTAATTGTGCAGGAATAGATAAAGTTTCCTACTACGACAGGGTTAAATTTGTACGAGATAATAATGATGCAATTATACAGTCGGCCCAGAACGGATTAAAATGTGAGTTTTGGCAGAAGATGGATGACCCCTGGTTGTTCTACGCTTTCTGTCATGAATGGATGGAATACAAAAGATATGGTAAGGGGTACAAATCATGTCTTCCTATTGCCTTAGACGGATCTAACAACGGACTACAGCACTATAGTGCTATGTTACGTTGTCCAGTAGGAGGTAAGGCTACTAACCTTACTCCAGAGAGAACACCACAAGACATATATCAAGATGTCGCAGATCATACTTTAGAACAAGTTACCAAACTTGCTTATGAAGGAGATGATATGGCTAAAAAGTGGTTAAATACTGGATTCATCAACAGAAAGATGACTAAACGTCCTGTGATGGTGGTTCCGTATGGTGGAACAATGTTTTCATGTAGAAATTACATAGAAGATTATGTTAGGGATATGTTTTACAAAGGATCAAGAAATCCGTGGGAAGGACAGCAACTTTATGTACCTATAAATTGGATCTCTAAATTTGTTTGGGAAGCAATCAGTGAAATTGTAGTCTCAGCAAGAGAAGCTATGAAGTGGGTCCGTGAAGTCGCTAAACAAATATCCACCAAGAATCTTCCTTTAGTATGGAAAACTCCAACTGACTTTGTAGTGTATCAGCAGTATCCTAATATTAAAAAACATAGGATAAAGACTACAATTGATGGGACATTAATCCGTCCAACATTAGCGAGTGAAGACAACGGAAATATAGATAGAAATCGTGCAGTTAATGGGTCAGCACCTAATTTTGTTCACGCTTTAGATGCCTGTGCCTTGACAAATACCGTCCACATGTGCGATAATGACGGTATTGATTCATATTGTATGATCCATGATTCGTATGGAACTCATGCAGCAAACACTCCAATTATGGCAAAACGCTTGAGAGAAGCATTTATAAATCTATACAAGCAATATGACGTTTTGGAGGATTTTCGTCAATCTGCCCTTGAAGTATTGGATGAGGTTCCAAGACCTCCAAAGAAAGGGAACTTAGACCTAGATGCTATCATTGGGTCTAAGTATTTTTTTGCATAAATTCAGTTACTTGTGAGATAATAACATCAAAGGGCCATTATTAACTATCAAACTATGTCTAACTTAATAAAAACAGTTAAACGGTTGATACGTGAAGATCAACCTATTCCAGTTGATGTTGAAGCTAAGCTCTTAGAGCACGGTGTAGATGTCAACTATCTTATAAACCATTTCTCAAGGAGATTATGGCAGTAACAAGAGAGGTGAGTCCTAAAGGAGTTGGAAGGTTTGTGATGATTGACAAACCATCTACCAAGTATAAGGAAGATGGTGAGTACATTGTCAAACTAGCACTTCCTAGTTCTTCTAAATCAGCTAAATCATTCATGAAGAAGATTGATGGATGGCTTGATGATTGTTGGGAGAAGTACGAATCCAAACGTAAACAAAACCCTCCTTATCAAGAAGATGGAGATGAGATTCTCTTTATCTTTAAACAAAACGGAGTGTTTAAATCAAAAAAAGATAATTCATCTAGAAGTGTAACTATCTCAGTAGTCGATTCTAAGTTGAATCCAATCAAGGTGAATGTTGGATCTGGAAGTGAACTAAAAGTTTCCTTTCGTCCAAGTGCTTACAAGTCTCCAAGTGGTGATGGAGTCAAACTTTACATGGATGCAGTACAAGTCCTTAACTTGGTGGAATATGTACCACAATCTGAATTGGGATTCAGCGAAGAGGAAGGTTTTGAAGCCTCAGAAGATGACCTCGGTAGTGGATTTAAAGCAGAAGAAGGATACGAAACAGAAACAGAAGACGAAGAAGACTTCTGAAAATAAGTATCGTTCTAAACTTGAAGCATCCGTTGCAGAGAATTTAGAAGATCAGAAAGTTAAGTATGAGTATGAATGGGCTTGGATAGATTATTCAGTCACACGTAAGTACAAACCTGACTTTCTGTTGCCAAATCAAATCCACGTTGAAGTTAAAGGATACTTTAGAAGTGCAGATCAACGAAAGCACAGAGCAATTCAGAAACAACATCCTGAGATAGATCTCAGATTTGTTTTCCAGAATGTCAATTCTAGAGTACAGGGATCAAAGATGACATGTGCCGAATGGTGCAACAAATATAACTTCCTGTACTCAGAAGGAACAGTACCTAAACAGTGGATTAAAGAACGTAAAAAACGTAAACATGCTCAGCATCAGAAAAATGTTACAAGAAGAAATCGAAGCGGAAGATAATGGAAGTAGTGAAGAAGAAGTTCACACTACAACTGTTAAAGAAGAGTACGAGGATGATGTGGATTACACAGAGAGATTCACATTAAAGATGGAAGCAGGATGGAATCCAGGGAAGGAGTCTATATGGAGATCTGAACAGGATTGGGATCGTTCTGTAACCATGAAGTTTGAAGCAGAGTATTTAGGAGAAGTGTTAGACCAGTTTAAAACTTTTCTTAAAGCAAGTGGATTCACATACATCACACAGTTAAAGGCATGTTCAGCTAGTGGTGAGGAATGGGAGTCTGAAGAAGACATATAATGGAAGAGGAATCTAGGTGTGTGGATCATGTTCCGTGTCCTAAATGCGGATCTCAAGATAATCTTGCGTTATACGATGATGGTCATTCTTGGTGCTTCACACCAGGATGTGGTTATCGTGATTATAAACATAATGACGAGAGGGTGGAACAAGTGGATTTTGTAGAAGGTACTCATGAAGAACTTAGGAAACGTAAGATTCGTCCTGAGACAGTAGAAAAGTGGAACTACACTACTGGTACTTTTAAAGGTAAAAAAGTCCAGATTGCAAACTATAAAAAACAAGGGCATGTAGTTGCACAGAAACTTAGATTCCTTAATAAAGATTTCCTGTTTATAGGAGATTTAAAAGAAGCTGGTCTTTACGGACAGCATCTCTGGAGGGATGGTGGAAAGATGGTAACGGTAGTTGAAGGTGAGGTAGATGCACTTTCACTGTCGCAAGCCTTGGGAAACAAATGGCCCGTGGTCAGTATCCCTAACGGTGCTGCTGGAGCTAGGAAGGCTTTAGCACGTGAACTGGAATGGCTTGAGCAGTTTGAAACAGTAGTCTTGATGTTCGATCAAGATGATGCAGGAGTAAAAGCTGTTGAAGACTGTGTTCCATTATTCTCTCCAGGGAAAGTTAAGGTAGCATCACTCCCTTTAAAAGACCCTTCCGATATGGTAATGGAGGGACGAGAAAGAGAGATGGTTGATGCTATATGGGGAGCAAAAGTCCATAGACCAGATGGTATTATTGATGCCAAGGATTTATGGAACTTAATTGCTTCACAGGAGCAGATGGAGTCTTCTCCATATCCTTTTAATTCCCTTAACTCCATGACTCAAGGTATTCGTAAGGGTGAGATTGTCACTATTACAGCAGGAAGTGGTGTAGGTAAGTCTCAGGTATGTAGAGAGATAGCTAACCATCTTATGCTCATGGGTCATAAAGTTGGGTACTTAGCGTTAGAGGAGAACAACAGAAGGACTGCATTAGGTTTTGTTGGGTTATACCTGAACAAACCTATACACCTTCAAAATGTTGAAGTAGAGGAAGAGGAACTCAAAAAGGCTTTTGATGAGACACTAGGAACAGGAAACTTATTTCTCTATGACCATTGGGGAAGTATGGACCCTGAACATCTACTCAACAAACTCCGTTACATGGTTAAGAGTCTAGGCTGTGAGTATCTGATCCTTGACCACATTAGTATTGTCATCTCAGGGATGCAAGGAGGTGATGAAAGAAGGATGCTTGACTATATTATGACTAAATTACGCTCACTTGTAGAAGAAGTGCAGTGTGGACTCATATTAGTCTCTCATTTACGCAGACCAAACGGTGATAAGGGTCATGAAGATGGAGCACGTACCTCTCTCAGTCAACTTAGAGGGAGTCACGGTATAGCCCAACTATCAGACCTTTGTATCGGGTGTGAACGTGACCAACAAGGTGAGAATCCTAATCTGACTACTATTAGAGTGCTAAAGAACAGATGGACAGGTGAAACTGGTATAGCATCTAAACTTGAGTACTCAAAAGAGACAGGTCGAATGACTGAAGTAGACTTTGATCATGAGTCTGATGACGATCCTTATGGGTTTAACAAGAAAGATGAAGCCTCGGATTTTTAATGGAAAAAATTAGATCCGTTTTGACAGTTGGGTTTTGCATATTATTTATTAGCACATGCTTTCAACCTGCATATAGGAACCTACTAAAGCGAGGTAGCTATTATGAGCAAGTACATCCTTGATTTAGAAGCAGACGGTTTGTTGGACACAGTTACAAAGGTGTTCGTTATCGTTATGAAGAATGTAGAGACAGGTGAACGGTGGGTCATGAAAACTGATGGTGAGATTCGTGAGGGTCTTGCCCATGTACAGGATCAACATCTCATTGGACACAACCTTATTGGATATGATCTTGAGGTATTAAAACGTCTTTACGGATTCAAGATAGACATCTCACAGGTGACTGACACATTAGTACTTTCACGTTTAATTTATCCAGACATGAGAGCACGTGATGCGAAGTCAAAGGTGATGATAACTAAGTATTGGGGTAGTCATTCCCTGGAAGCATGGGGATATAGATTACAGAAGTTCAAAGGTGATTACGGTAAGAATGCAAATGCATTTACAGAACTATCAGATGAGATGGTTGATTACTGTATCCAAGATGTTGAGGTTACAGAAGAATTGTACAATGTAGTGTTAGACAAGACTTCTGAACAGGCATCTGATCTTGAACACAAGGTAGCAGACATTTGTTACCAACAAGAACATTATGGATTTCCTTTTGATGTTGCTAAAGCAGCTTCACTTTACGCTGAGTTGTCAGAAAGACGTTCTATTCTTTACAAAGATTTAAGAGGTGCATTTGGTTCTTGGATCTTAGATGAAGGAGAACGTAAGAAAGGATTGTATCACAAGATTAAGATCGTGGACTTCAATCCTAATTCAAGACAACACATTGCAAAGCGTTTAAGGGAGTTAAGAAATTGGGAACCTGAAGAGTTTACACCGTCAGGTGAAGCAAAAGTAGACGAAAAGGTTTTACTTGCCTTGGACTTTCCTGAAGCTCAGTTGATGGCAGAGTATTTCATGTTAAATAAACGCATTGGTCAACTTGCAGAAGGAGATCAGGCATGGCTTAAACTTGAACAACAGGGAAGACTACATGGCAGGGTTAACACGATGGGGTCAATCACAAGTCGTTGCTCTCATTCGCATCCGAACCTCGCTCAAGTTCCGAGCGTTAAAGCACCCTATGGGAAGCAGTGCAGAACGCTTTTTAAATCAGATGAGGGCTTTTCCCTTTTGGGAACTGACATTTCTGGGCTTGAATTGCGGTGTTTGGCTCATTATATGGGGAGGTTTGACGGTGGTTCATACGGTAAGATCCTTCTTGAGGGTGATATTCATACTGCCAATCAAGAAGCTGCTGGACTCCCTACAAGGGATCAAGCGAAGACTTTCATATACGGTTTCCTGTATGGTGCAGGAGACAACAAGATCGGTCAGATCGTTGGTAAAGGGGCAAAAGAAGGTAAGAAGTTAAAGGATAAATTTCTTACACAGTTACCTGCATTAAAGAACCTCAAAAAAGCAGTTCAAAAACGTGCAAAACAGGGATGGGTCTTAGGTCTGGATGGTCGAAAAGTACCGATCAGATCGGAACACGCTGCATTGAACACTCTACTGCAATCAGCAGGTGCAATCATTTGTAAACGATGGGTTGTTGAACTGGATAGGATGCTTCAGGAGTCTAAGTATGGGTACGGAAAAGACTACGCACAAGTTGCATTTGTCCATGACGAAATTCAAATGTTAGTTCGAGAAGGGATTGAAGATGAAATCGGAAGGATTGCAGTACGAGCAATTGGAATTGCAGGGGATACTTACAAATTTAGAATCCCCCTTACAGGTGAGTTCGGGTATGGAGAAAATTGGGCGATTACCCACTAGCAGGATCGGACAAGCAGGGGAGCATCTTGTGTGCTATTTGTTCCACATGTGGAATTATAATATACATCAGACATTGGACCCTACTTGTGTATATGATTTTGCTGTTGAGAGAGGTGGAGTGTGGAAAACACTACAGGTTAAACACACTACAACTAAGTGGGCTAGGATAAAAAAACATGATGATGCGAAGCACTATGAAGATGGTGATTTTGATTATCTTTGTGCATGTACTTTTCCTTATGTCTATATCGTTCCATTTAAAAAGTTAAAGAGTATGACCTCTTTTGCTTTTACTAAGTACCCTGAATACAAATGGGATTTAAATGATTCAGAAACTTACAACATTCGCCCAAACATAATGTGATGAAGAAAGTAGAAGATCAGTGTGTTGCATACATAGATGCAGACATCTGGATTTATAGGATGACCTCTTCATGTGAGAAACCTATTAACTGGAAAGGTGATCTATGGACAATGCATTGTGATATGGCAGAGGTTAAAACATTAATAGATGATGCAGTAGTTGACCTTACTGAACGTATGGAAGCAACGAGTGTAGTAATGTGCTTCAGTGGTCCAAATAATTTTAGGAAAAAAATAAACCCAGAATACAAAAGGCATCGTGCTACTACACGGAAACCTATGTGTTATGTTCCTGCAATTAAATACTGCAAAGAAAACTACACCTGTCTTACTGAAAAGACGTTAGAAGCTGATGATGTTATAGGGATACATACATCACAAGAAGGTACACATAACAATACAGTTCAACGTGTGATTGTGAGTGATGATAAAGATTTACTTACAGTTCCAGGGTGGCATTGGGATGATGATTTAAGCATGGTCTTTTATCATACTGAAGAAATTGCTAACTGGTACTTTCTGAAGCAAACATTAACAGGTGACACAACAGATAATTATAAAGGCTGTCCAAAGGTTGGACCTAAGACAGCAGAGAAGATCCTAGACCTTAATACAAATGACATGTCCATCCTTTGGGAAGCGGTCAAGCAGACATTTATTAAGGCAGGATTAACTGAACACGATGCGATATTAAATGCACGTATGGCACGTATTCTAAGACATGGAGAGTACGAAAATCGTAAACCTATTCTGTGGAATCCCTATGGAAACTGATGAGTTTAATAGTCCAAAACATTATACACATGGTTTTGAAATAGAACCTATAGATTATATAATTAAAAACGAATTAGATTTTTTAGAAGGGAACATCATTAAATACGTATCTAGATACCCACAGAAAGGTGGTTTACGTGACCTTAAAAAAGCACAGGTATATTTAAATTGGTTAATCGAAAGAGAGGAGAGATTAAATGGTTGAACTACCTACTACTTATCAACAATTTATACATCTGTCTAGATACTCAAGGTGGAACTATGAAAACGAACAAAGAGAAACTTGGGAACAAACCGTAGGTAGATACTTTACTTTCTTCTTAGATCATTTAAATAGAAACCATGATTATAGTGTAAAACTAGATGAGTACTCTGAGTTAAAAAATGCAGTACTTAATTTAGAAGTTATGCCTAGTATGCGATGTTTAATGACAGCAGGACCAGCATTAAGAAAGGAGAACATTGCAGGATACAATTGTTCTTATCTTCCTATTGATTCTGCTAGATCATTTGATGAAGTTCTGTACACATTAATGAATGGTACTGGTGTAGGTTTTTCTGTAGAAGAAAAGTACACATCACAATTACCAGTAGTACCAATGGAGCTACATCCAACCGACACTTGTATTGATGTACGAGACAGTAAACTAGGTTGGGCTAAAGCATTACGTGAACTTATCAGTCTACTGTACGCAGGACTGATTCCTACATGGAACATGGACAAGGTTCGTAAAGCAGGATCAATACTTAAAACCTTTGGTGGTAGAGCAAGTGGTCCAGATCCATTGAACAAACTATTTCTATTCACCTGTAAAACATTTCAAAATGCAAATGGACGAAAACTCAGACCAATTGAATGTCACGACATCGTTTGTAAAACGGCAGAAGTTGTGGTGGTTGGTGGTGTACGCAGGAGTGCTCTTATTAGCCTTAGTGATCTTGGTGATGAGCAAATGCGACAAGCCAAAGCAGGAGCATGGTGGGAAGATTTTGGACATCGAGCCTTGGCAAACAATTCCGCAAACTACCATGCCAAACCTGACACTGGAACCTATCTTAGAGAGTGGGCATCCCTCTACGAATCCAAATCAGGAGAGCGTGGAATCTACAGTTCACACAACGCAAGAAGACAAGTGGAACGCTATGATGCTAGAGAGGCTAGAGATGACTTCGGAACGAATCCATGTTCTGAAATAATTCTTCGGCCCAGAGAGTTCTGTAATCTCTCAGAGGTAGTAATACGTTGTTCAGATGATAATAAAGATCTTAAACGTAAGGTAAGATTAGCTACTATTCTTGGTACATGGCAGAGTAGTCTCACTACTTTTCGTTATCTTCCTAAGAAATGGAAAGAGAACTGTGAAGAAGAGAGGTTACTAGGTGTAAGCCTTACTGGTATTATGGACAACAAACTCACCAGTAACTATAAAAATCCTACACTTCCAGTTCTTTTATCTGACTTAAAAAGTGAAGCAGTTCATACTAATAAAGTATGGGCCGAAAAGTTAGGTATCAATAAGTCAGTAGCTATTAGTTGTGTGAAACCAAGCGGAACAGTGAGTCAATTGGTTGACAGTGCTTCTGGTATTCACACTAGGCATAGTAATTACTACATTCGTACTGTAAGACAGGACATTAAAGACCCATTATCTAAATTCATGATGGACTCTGGAGTACCACATGAGCCAGATGTTATGAAACCTGACACTACAATGGTATTTTCATTTCCTACTAAAGCTCCAACTAATTCACTCACACGTGATTCATTAACAGCAATAGAGCAATTGGAAACTTGGAAAGTATATCAAGATCATTGGTGTCATCATAAACCTAGTGTAACTATCACAGTAAAAGAAGATGAATGGCTTGAAGTAGGGTCATGGGTCTACACTAACTTCGATAGTATAAGTGGTATCTCTTTTCTACCACATTCAGACCATGTTTATAAGCAAGCACCTTATCAAGAATGTAGTAAAGAAGAGTACGAAAAGATGAAGAAAACTATGCCTGAATTAAACTGGGACAATCTTAAAAACTATGAGAAAGAAGACTACACAGTAGCATCGCAAGAGCTTGCTTGTAGTGGAAACTCATGCGAAGTGGTATGAAAGGGCCATTATTAACCAATGGTTGGTCAATTTAATATAACAGAAGAACTTATTAATAAACTTAAAGAACTATTCCCTGACAAATTACCTCGACATGATATTCCTTTGGATCAGTTACGGTTGTTACAGGGACAACAACAAGTAGTAGATATGATAGAAAAACTATTTGAGGAATCCTTTGAAGAGGATGCTGAAAGAAAGGATATAATAAATGTGTGAACTAAAAGATCACATGGACCCAAAGGCAGGGTTTAAAAGAGGAACACCTGGATTTTTTGAAAACTGGGGAAGTACGGAAAGAATAGGCACTCGTCTTGGATTAATGAGAGATTACATGGGCGATATTATGCCTGGGTCTGATAGTGAAGAAGCAGATGATGAAGGAGTAAGTGCTCTTAAAAATGTCACCACAGGTGCAGGTGGTTCAGAAAATAAATCTGCTAAGTTTAAAACTGCTGATAGAAAAGGTGTTACTAAGAAGTCTTTAGTTGTTAAGAAACCTACAGCTAAAGGGTATAGCTAATGTGTAGTGGAGGAGGTGGAGGAGGACCATCACTAGGAGATACAAAAATATTAAACGGTGTGACTCTTACTTTTGACGGTAATGATTGGATAGACAAAGCAAAAGAGGCAGCAGCAGCAGCGGAAAAAAAACTTAAAGCAGAAGCACAGGCAGCAGCAGATAAAGCTAAACAAGAAGCTACTAACGCAGCAGCAGAACTTGAAAAAAAGAAACAAGAGTTAAACACTTTTAGTGATAAAAATACGCACAGCATCCCTACTGGTGATGAGATCCAAGGAATTGTTGAGAAGTACGGTGAGCATTACTCATTAGAAGGTAGAAAGTTCATGGGTGAACTGCTTGGTGAAGAACACTACCAAGGTTCCATGCTTGATAGGATGTTGTCAGGTGAAACTACCATGCAGGAAGCTATTGAAAATCAGTATCAAGGTGGAGAACTAGATCAAGTTCTTGAGCTAGGACAGTTCGTTTGGAATGATGTAGTTCGTGCTTCAAGAGGTGAAACAACTGAGACTCAAACTATTGCTGAAGAGACTGCTGCAACTATTGAAGAAAAATATGGTGATGATGTACAAGTAGGTATTGATAATATCTTAGATGCTACTACTGGTACTATCGATACAATGAATGAAACAATTGATACTATTGGACATCAAGTAGTAATGAACACTCAAGAAGCAACTGGAGGTGGTTCATTACGTGATGATGTAACACGTGGAGGTGATGTAGATAGAGAAGGTGATCTACTTACTTTAGATAAAAAGAAAAGTACATTAAAAGCCAAGAAAAAAGCAGGTAAAAAAGGTTTAAGAGTTGACTACGCTTTAAGTGTTCCTGGTGGGGGTAAATCAGGAATCGCAGCATAAGGAAATATGGTAGAAACAATTACGTTAAATACAGAGCAGGAATATAAAACTGGTTCTATCCAAGGTAAGTACGAACTGTGTGCTAGTGATAGGTATTCTTTTTTAGCAAGAGCTAGAGAAGCAGCAGCTTTAACCATACCGTCTTTACTACCTAAAGAAGGACATACTGGATCAAGTATATTACCCACTCCTTTTCAGTCGGTAGGTGCAAGAGGTGTCAACAATCTTGCCAGCAAACTGCTTCTCTCCTTATTACCACCTAATGCTCCATTCTTTCGTCTTGTTATAGACGATGCGGAATTGGAACAGATGGTCGAATCTCAGAAAGGTGCAGTAGAAGAAGCACTATCTAAGATTGAACGGATGGTCATGCAAGAAATTGAAGTTAAGGCTGTCCGTGTACCAGTGTTTGAAGCACTCAAACAATTAATAGTGGCTGGTAATGTTCTCCTTTATCTCCCTGACAAGGGACAAGCCAGAGTATTTCGATTAGACCGTTACGTGTGTAAGAGAGATGCAATGGGTAACGTGTTAGAGATCATTACTAAAGAGACACTATCACCTCTATCACTCCCTCCGCCTGCAAAGGAACTTGTTGTTAATGAAAATAATCCTATGCAGTCTGTAGATCTTTTTACCTGTGTTAAATGGGAAGGATCAAAGTGGACTGTGTATCAAGAAATAGGTGGAGAGGAAGTCCCTGGAAGTCGTGGAACTTACAAGAAAGGTAAGTGTCCATTTTTACCACTCAGATTTACTTCTGTTGACTCTGAGGACTATGGAAGAGGATACGTGGAAGAGTATATCGGAGACTTAAAAAGTCTTGAATCACTTACTCAGTCCATCGTAGAGGGCAGTGCTGCTGCTGCCAAGGTGTTGTTCCTTGTTCGGCCCAATGGCACTACAAGGTTGAAGTCTTTAGCAGATAGTCCCAACGGTGCAATCGTCATGGGAGATGCTAACGATGTAAGCACACTACAATTAAACAAGTTCAATGATTTCCGTGTGGCACAGGAAACAATACGTTCACTCACAGAAAGATTGTCGTATGCGTTCCTGAACAATTCTGCTGTAAGAAGAGATGCAGAACGTGTCACAGCAGAAGAGATCCGCATGGCATATCAAGAACTAGAAACTGCACTAGGAGGAGTTTACTCCGTCCTAAGTCAAGAGTTTCAACTACCTTTAGTGTCAGTTCTGATGAACAGAATGCAAAAGGAAAAGAAGTTACCTAAGTTTCCTGACGAATCATTGAAACCTATGATCGTTACTGGTGTTGAGGCATTGGGAAGAGGACAGGATCTCAATGAATTAGCAGGATTCCTACAGTATCTTCAACCTCTTGGACCTGAAGTTGTACAACAGGAGATCAATATTCCTGAATACATTGACAGGCTTGGAGCTTCATTAGGAATAGACACAGAAGGACTTCTCAAAACGGAGGAACAAAAACAGCAGGAGATGCAAGCACAACAGCAACAACAACAAGAGATGATGATGCAACAAACTATGGCTAAAGCTGGAGAACGAGCAGCACCAGAAGTTGTTAAAGCTATGAAAGAAGGTCAAATGCAACAACAAGCTGAAGGATAATAATGGTTGATACTATACAAACTCATGAAGCACCTCCACCTGAGAGTCAGGAATATGTACAGGAGATGATCCAGAAAGCAGAAGATGCTCAAAGTGTTTCTGCTCAAGATCCAGAACGTCCATCTTGGCTTCCAGAGAAGTTTAATGACCCACAAGATCTAGCACAGGCATATACTCAACTTGAAAAGGAGTTTCATTCTAGACAAGACACTCCACAGCAAGCAGATCAAGGACAGCAAGCTACTGAAATTGATGACCAGCAAGCTACTCAAGACCAAGCAAGATCACTTATTGAAGATAAAGGTCTTAGCTTTGATAAGTATTATTCTGAATACAGTAACAAGGGTGAGTTATCGGATGACTCATTCCAAGAACTACAAAAACAAGGCATACCTAAACACATGGTAGAGTCTTGGATACAAGGACAAGAAGCACTGCAAGAGAAGTTTGTTCAAAGTGCTTATGGTGAAGTTGGTGGACAAGAAAATTTCAATAACATGTTGGAGTGGGCTAAAGAAAGTCTTCCTTCAGCAGAACTTGATGCTTTCAATCGTGCTATCGACAGTTCAAACCCCTCTGATTCTATGTTCGCAGTTAAATCATTAAATGCACGATACATGGCAGAGAACTCACAACCTAATTTATTACAAGGTGATACAGGTACACCTAGTACTGGACAATTTAATTCTCTAGCAGAAATGAGAGAAGCAATGTCAAATCCTAAGTACGAAACAGACCCTGCATACCGTGATGCTGTAGCTATGAAGTTACAGCGTTCAAAACTTATGTGACCTATAAAAAACAAACACTAACGGAGTAAATTTTAGCCCTTCGAGGAGGACAACTCTAATTGAAACTTAGGATAGTTATAAAGGCACAATTAAACCCTATAGCTAAACTAAGAAAAAAATGGCTACTTTTACAGGAACGTCACCTTTTCCAGGTTCTTCAGGACATAATTTAGATTACGTAGGACATCGTAGTGGTCAAACTAATGCTGCCAACGATGCACGTAGTTTATTTTTAAAATTGTACGCAGGCGAGGTCATGACTGCCTTCCAGACGAAAAACATCATGATGCCTTACTGCCGTACTAGAACGATTTCTAAAGGGAAGTCGGCTCAATTTATCATGACAGGTAAGTATCGTGATGCTGCCTATCATACTCCAGGGCAAGAGATTGCACCTGCTGCAACCGCTAAGAATTCTGAGCGAATTGTAACAGTAGACGATCTCTTAATTAATGCTCAGTTTATTCCTAATATTGACGAGGCGATGCAACACTATGACATCAGATCCGTCTATACTCAGGAAGCTGGTTATGGTCTGTCTAAAGTAGCAGATCAAAACATCATCAGAACTGCTGTAAAAGCTGCACTTGCTACTAATAAAGAACGTGCATCTAAACTTGTTCAAGATTACAAAAACTTTGATGATGAAGACTTCACAGCAAACGTGGAGATAGGTTCTTTTGCTAATTCAAAGAAGCTAAAGTATTTTACTGAAGCTATCATTGAAGCAAAGCGTATTTTGGAAATGGCAGGAGCACCTCTTGAAGATTTAGTTTGTGTCACAAGTACAGACCAATACTACAAATTGTTTATGGCTGCGACTAACAGTGAATCACTTGCTGATTTAACTGTGTTCAACCGTGACATTGGTGGAACTGGTAATTTTACAAGTGTGCAACTACCTTCCATTGCAGGTATTCCTGTAGTCCGTACTCCACACATGGGAACATACGGAGCAACTTACGCAGACTCCCTATGGGGTACTGGTGTAACTACTGGACCACAGCCTTTAGGTTCAGTAGAATCTAATCGTGCTGAAGTCTACAACATCCCTGCAAACTATACTGCTGCTTCTGATGGGGATAACCTCATTGGTGCTGCTACTGATGCCAACGGTGCTACTGTAGCATTAAGAACAGAAGCAACTAAAATCAGAGCATTGGTAATGCATAAAGATGCAGTCGCAACTGCAAAACTATTGGATCTCAGTGTTGAATCTGAGTATCAAATCCAACGACAAGGTACGTTGATCGTGAGTAAATATGCGATGGGTCATAACGTACTCAGACCTGCTATGGCAGTAGCTCTTTGGGCTGCCGTGTCCTAGTAGTTTTTTAGAAGCAAGGTATCAGAAGTTTATTGCGTGTTCGGGCCTGCTCTGCCTTGCTGTTTCGAGGGTAATCTCTATAGCTCCACCCTCCCACACACCTCTCGCTGTGGAGTTACCCTCTTCTCCCTTCTATTCCCTTTACATATAATATGAGTGCAACAACACCTACATCTGAACTAGATGCTGTCAATGTCATGCTGACCAGCATTGGAGAGAGTCCTGTTAATACTTTAGGGTCTGGTCTTCAAGAAGCTGAAATTGCTGAAGTGGTCCTTGATAATGTAAGCAGGGATGTTCAATCAACAGGATGGCACTTCAATACAGAGATACGTTACAACTTAGCTAGAAATTCTTCCAACGAAATTACACTACCTACCAACGCAATAAAAATAGATAAAACTAACATCCTTAGAGAGTATGAAATGGATGTAGTAGAACGTGGTAGAAAACTGTATGACCGTATTGGAAATAAATACACTTTTGATAGTGATATAGAAGTAGATATGGTTTTACTTTTATCATTTGATGAACTTCCAGAAACAGCTAGAAGATATATAACTCTTAAAGGAGCAAGAGTTTACCAACAACGTATGATTGGTAGTGAGACTTTATCTAAACAACTAATGATGGATGAACAGCAAGCGTTCTTAGCATTGCGTGAAGCTGAAGCTGAAGCATCCGACTATAATATCTTTGATAACTATGACACTTATAGGGCATTAGATAGGAACATTAAGTCAGCAACTCATACCAACGATACAATTGCAGTTCAATACTTTCCAGGTGCTTAACTATGGCATTAGTTTCCAGTACTATACCTAATCTTATTAATGGTGTTTCACAACAACCTGCTGAGATTAGATTACCATCTCAGTGTGAGGTGCAGGAGAATGCTTTATCTTCTGTAGTTAATGGATTAGAAAAAAGACCTGGAACTGAGCATGTTAAGAAGTTAGATATTGCTTCTGTTAGTGGTGCTTTTATACATACTATACAGAGGGATGAGGATGAGTCCTACACATTAATAGTAGGATCAGATAGTAGTAATGCAGAGTTTATGAAAATCTACGATAGGCAGGGAAATGCTATGCCTATTAAGACAAGTGCTTATGCTAATGTAGTTACATCTCACTTAACTTACTTTGATGGACTTACTAATCATGCAGAGAACATAGTTGCAACCACTGTTGCTGATAATACTTTCATTATTAATAAACAAAAAACAGTAACACAGGCAACATCTTCTGCTAATACTTCTGGTGAAGGTGATAAAGATAGTAGCGATAATACACTTCACACTTCAACTTCAGGATCAGACTTACTTGACACTTCTGGGGGATACCTTTACGAAGCATTAATATACGTTAAACAAGGTGACTATTCTAGTAAGTATGTAGTTGAGATTAAAAACATAGTGGCAAATAGTTCTTATGGTATTCAAAAACGACTTGTAGCATACCAAACTCCTTCTAATACCCCTGCACAAAACCAAGAATATATAGGTACAAGTAAGATAGCAGATATACTTGCTAGTGGTGAGGTTGCTTCAGGTACTAATGCATGGGGAGAATTTGCGTATGACACTACTAATCTTAATAACACTAAACTAGGTTTTGGTGGTAGATTACCTCTGGATGGTAAGGACGAAGATAATAATACTGATGCTGCTTATGAAGCTAGTTTATCTGTAATACAAGGTTTGTCAGACTCACCGTTTAAGTTTACTAGAACTGGAAGTGTTATTCATGTTCAATCTAAAGTTAAATTTGAACTAGCTGTATCTGATTCACATGGTAATAGAGACATATTCGCATTTGTACCAGACTTTGATAAAGATGGTGTACCAGAAGCTACTAAATTTACGGACCTTCCTGCTAGTAATTCTCCTGACAATTTTATTATGCGTGTCATTGGGGATAATACTCGTCAACAAGATGACTACTACGTTAAATTTACAGGAAGTAATTGGAAAGAACACGTAGCTCCAGGGTTAAAAGTACACTTTGACATTACTACAATGCCTCATAGATTAGTGAGGATATTTGACGATGTTAATATAACAACTGCAAACCCATTAGGTATTACTTTTATTTATGAACCTGTACAAGAAGCAACTATAACTAAAAATGTTTCTTCAGTTTCTACTACTTTTGTAAGAGAAGGGTGGAGATCTCGTAAGGTTGGTGATGAAGCTACTAACCCTTTTCCTACTTTTCTAGATAACACAATCAATGACATTTTCTTTCACAGAAATCGTTTAGGATTCCTTAGTGATGAGAATGTGATATTTAGTGAAGCAGGAAACTATTTTAATTTCTTTGCAACTACAGCATTAACTTCAGTAGATAGTAATCCTATTGATGTTGCTGTGTCTAATAATCAAGTTTCAATCTTGAGACATGCTGTACCATTTAACGAAGCACTTCTTCTCTTTTCTGAACTACAACAATTTAAGGTTACTGCTGGTGATGCTCTTACTCCTACTACTGTTTCTATTGATGTTTCTACACAGTTTGAATCGTCAGCCAGAGCAAAACCAAAACCTGCTGGAAAGTATGTATTCTTTCCATTTAAAAGAGGTGAATTTTCAGGCATACGTGAGTACTTCATTGACTTCACCAACGAGGTTAATGATGCAACAGAAGTAACAGCACACGTTCCTCAATTCATCCCTGGAGAAGTTACTAAATTAGCATCATCTAGTAATGAAGATATGCTTGTATGTTTGTCTAGTACTGAAGCTAAGAAAATGTACATCTACAGGTACTACTGGCAAGGTAATGAAAAGTTACAATCCTCTTGGTCTATATGGAACTTTGATGCAGATATATTGGACTGTGAGTTCTTAGGTTCTAAGCTCCATATACTTTTTCAAAGAACGGATGGTGTGTACTTAGAAACACTTAACCTAAGTACAGATACTTCTGAAGCAGTAATGGAGGATAAGACACCTGTTTTAATTGATAGAAGAGTTAAGTTATCTCAAGGTACTTCTAGCTTAGATACAGTAGCAGAAATACCTTATTATAGTAGTTTACCTAGCAGTACAATTTATGTTACTGACAATGCTAGAAAGATAGCACAAACAGATGTAGATGCTTATGTAGCTGCTCACAGTAGTAACGTAGTTTATGTAGGTATTCCTTTTGAGTTTAAATATGAGTTTTCTAAGTTTACATACAGACAAAATGATACACCTGTACAAACTGCTAAACTACAACTACGAAACCTTAATCTACTGTATAGTGATAGTGGGTATTTTAGTTTTAATGTAGAGTTAGCTCCATACACACAATCTATCAATGATGGTAGTGGTGGTGTTCAATCAATTACTCCTAGAAAAACCTATAATAAAATATTCAATGGTTTTATTACAAACACCTCTTCCTTTGACCAATACAACCTACTGTCAGGAACTTTTAAAGGGTCCATCTTTTCCAATGCATCTAACTGTAAGATATCTCTCACTAACGCAGAGTACTTGCCTTGTGCATTCCAAAGTGCTGAATGGGAAGGATTCCTTCACCTTAGATCACAACGAGTATGAGTTATCGGGAGTATTCTCGTCCCTATAAAGAATGGCATGGTACTGAGTTAGCAGAAAATATGAGACAAGTAGACATAGATGAGGTCTACGCATCATCAGGGCATAATCCATTACAAAGCATTCTCAGTTCAGTAGAAATGTCTACAGATACCTTCACGTTTCTTTTTGAAGGTAAGGTACAAGCCATTGCAGGAATACGAGAAGTAAATGAAAATTCAGCAGTCCCTTGGATGCTGTGTAGCAATGCTATAGAAGATTTTAAGAAGATCCACAGAAAGACTTTTTATAAAGGTACTGTTCAGTGGGTTAACGAGATGAATGAACGATATCAAATGCTGTTTAACTACGTTGATGCACGTAACGAGGTCACGATCCAGTGGCTCAAGCATTTAAAGTTTGAATTTCCTAAACTAATTGAAGATTACGGTTTTCAGAAGATTCCCTTTTATTTATTTATGAGAGTACGAAATGTGTAGTCCAGCAGCAGCAGTAGGCGGTGGTCAAATGGCAATAGG